CTTTTGCGTAAGAATAAACTAGATAAGAAATATGAGTTGATTCAAGAAGGGGAAAAGATTAAGTTTCTCTACTTGAAGGAACCGAATCATATCCGAGAAAATTGTATTGCCTTTATTGGAAAGATTCCAAAAGAGCTTGACTTAGATAGGTATATAGACTATAATACAATGTTCGAAAAGAGTTTCTTGGAACCAATTAAACAAATTATCGAAGGTCTTGGTTGGAAGACCGAAGTAACAGCATCACTGGAGGATTTATTTACATGAGCGATTTGATTGATAGAATTAAAAAGAACAGTACTATTAAGGAGACTAATGTTCTCTCTGAAAGTAAGTTGTTTAGTACGAAGGATCTAATTCAGACTGCAGTCCCTGCACTGAACGTAGCACTTTCAGGTAAGTTAGACGGTGGTCTGACTCCAGGATTGACCATCTTTGCTGGTCCATCGAAGCACTTCAAGACTGCATTCGCAATGATGCTAGTGAAGAGTTTCTTGGATAAGTATGAGGATGGTGTTGTCCTATTCTATGACTCGGAGTTTGGTGCTCCACAGTCATACTTCGAGAACTTTGGTATTGATACTGACAAGGTTGTTCATACACCCATCACTGACATTGAGCAGTTGAAGCATGATATCATGAAGCAGGTCAACGAACTCGAACGCAAGGATCGTGTCATGATTGTCGTTGACTCGGTTGGTAACTTGGCATCGAAGAAGGAAGTCGACGATGCGCTTGACGGTAAGTCGGTCGCAGATATGACTCGTGCCAAGCAGATGAAGTCTCTGTTTCGTATGATTACGCCGCATCTTACCATCAAGGATATTCCTATGGTAGTTGTCAATCATACTTACATGGAAATTGGTATGTTCCCCAAGGCAATCGTCTCTGGTGGTACTGGCATCTACTACTCTGCTGATAACATCTTCATTATCGGTCGTCAGCAGGAAAAGACTGGTACTGAGGTTATTGGATACAACTTTATCATCAACGTAGAGAAGTCTCGTTACGTTCGTGAGAAGTCCAAGATTCCTATTGAAGTTACCTTCGAAGGTGGTATCAGTAAGTGGTCTGGTCTGCTTGACATGGCACTCGAGTCAGGTCACGTGGTTAAACCGAACAACGGTTGGTATCAGCGAGTCGGCGAGGAAAAGAAGTATCGCCTGAATGATACATACAACAAGGAATTTTGGTTGCCAGTTCTGACTGACAAGACATTCGCTGATTGGATTGAAGGACGCTATCGTATGGCAGGTGGACAAATGATGGAGAATGAAAATGTGGACATTTCTGACGAAGATATTTCGGAAGACTACGAAAACTTGTGAGCATTGCGGGTGCAGCATCGATCCTAAGAAAGATGCTGCGCTCTGTCTTCATGGCGAGGAAAATGGTATTCCTTTCGAGACATACATTTGCGAACCATGTTGCGAAAAAATTTGCTATGAATATGACCCAGAATTTGAGGATGTAAACATTGTTGAAGAAGATTGAGACAATAATTCTAAGTAAGATGTTCTCGGACGAGGACTATACCCGTAAGATTATTCCTTTCTTACGGGATGAATATTTCCATGATAGTGCTGAGCGTAAACTGTTCAGTTACATGAGTGCATTCATTAACAAGTATAATTCTCTCCCAACAATTGAGGCGATTGAGATTGCCGCACAAAATGATACAAGCGTAAACGAAAACGACTTCAAGAATCTCAACGAGAAGTTGACGCAGATGGACTCGGATCTCGAAGTCAATCCTAAGTGGTTGCTTGAGGAGACTGAGAAGTTTTGTAAGGACAAGGCAGTATACAATGCAATCATGAAGTCGATTCAGATTATCGATGGCAGTGACAAGGCACACTCACAGGATGGTATCCCTTCCATTCTACAGGAAGCACTAGGGATTTGTTTCGACAATAATGTCGGGCATGATTACATTGACAATTCAGAATCACGGTTTGACTTCTATCATCGCGAAGAAAACAAACTGCCATTCGATCTTGAGATGTTCAATAAAATCACAGGTGGTGGTCTGCCGAACAAGACTCTTAATATTGCACTTGCTGGTACTGGTGTTGGTAAGTCTCTGTTCATGTGTCATATGGCATCCGCAGCGTTGGCGCAGGGTAAGAATGTTCTCTATGTCACTCTGGAAATGAGTGAAGAAAAGATTGCTGAACGTATCGATGCGAACATGATGAATGTAAACATCGGTGAGTTGAAGGATCTTTCCCGTTCCATGTTTGACAATCGAATCGAAAAGATCCGAAACAAGACTGAGGGTAAGTTGATCATCAAGGAGTATCCAACTGCATCTGCTCACGTTGGACATTTCAAGGCGCTACTAAACGAGTTGATGTTGAAGCGCAACTTTGCTCCCGATATTGTGTTTGTGGATTACCTCAATATCTGTGCATCGAGCAGGTTCAAACCAGGAGCAGGTGTAAACTCTTATACATATGTGAAGGCAATCGCTGAAGAACTTCGTGGGTTCGCAGTTGAGTTTGACCTTCCTGTTGTATCTGCCACTCAAACTACTCGTGGTGGTTATGCCAACAGCGATGTGGAACTTACTGACACCTCGGAATCATTCGGTTTACCTGCAACTGCCGACTTGATGTTTGCTCTTATCTCGACTGAAGAACTCGAGAAGATGGGACAACTAATGGTCAAGCAATTGAAAAACAGGTATAACGATCCAGGCCTAAATAAAAGGTTCATGGTTGGTATCGATCGTGGTAAGATGCGTCTGTATGACTTAGAAGAATCTGCCCAGAAGGGAATTACAGATTCAGGTCAAGATGATATTCCAGTGTTCGAGAAAACCACTATCGGTCAACGTCAACGAGACATGTCAAAGTTTAACTTCTAATGAATTTTATCGAATCATACCCTAATGCTCTAAGCATCGAAAAGTGTCAGCAAATCTGTGATAGGATGGATGATATTATCTCTCGTCCAGATCCAGGTTCATCCTGTGTCCTGTCGAATGATGCAACCAGAACCGACTGGAATATCTTCACTGGTAGATATGGATCTTTGAAGTTGCTCGAAGATTCTGTCGTCGATGCAGTCCATGCAGGTTGGAGAAAATACAACAAGCAATATGGCGCTGCTAGTCGAGCATTTCTAGAACTGTTCACTCCTGGATGGAAGTTTCAAAAATCAGAAACTGGTGGAGGATTCCATACATGGCATACTGAACAGGGTTCAGGAAAAAATAATCGAGGCAGGTTTGGTGTTTGGATGTTATATCTGAACACTGTAGAAGAAGGTGGTAAGACAGAGTTTAAATTCCAAGATCTGGCAGTTAAACCAGAGGCAGGAACTTTGCTTATTTGGCCTGCTGCGTATAGTCACGTCCACCGTGCAGCACCCGATCTTGTAGGGAATAAGTATATCGCTACTGGGTGGTTTGAATATCCAGAAAAGGTAGATGTTCGATAAAAAACTTGATTGATTAGATAGAAATACTATGAGAAAATTACTTTGGTGTCCTGTCGATGTTCCTGTTGTACCCAATAAAGACAAATTAATTGAAGAACTGACTAGCAGTACTGAATCTGGTAAATATTGTTTTTGGAAATTCTTTAAGATTACTGAAGACCGTCCAGCAGACAGTGGACCATATGATGTTTGTGAAATTAAGGAAGAATTTAAGCAACACTTTCCAGAACTGGTTCAATGGATATCGTTATTCCCTTATAAATCTATCAGGAATATTAAATTCAATCTTCAAGAACAAGAAGTAATACCTCACTGCGATTTCCAAAAACCAGATTTGGAACCTGAATTGTGGAAAAATAATAATGATAATGATCCATGTGGATACCGAGTTATACTGAGTGGATCTAGAAAAAACAAATTATATCTCTGGGAAAACGATGAAAAGATTTATTGTGACTTACCTGAAGATACAGATACCTATGTGTTAAACCATGCGTCTGGTAAGCATGGAGTAGAGGATGATGAAAATAGGTTTACTATATTCATGCATCTTGAAATTGATCCAGAAAAACACAAGTTGTTGATAGAACGTAGTCTAGAAAAATATGGAAAATATGCGATTTATCAACAAAAAACACTTGACTTTTTAGAATAGATATAGTATAACAATAATTGACACTGGTGCCATAGCTCAGCTGGATAGAGCAAGAGCCTTCTAAGCTCTAGGTCGTAGGTTCGAATCCTACTGGCATCGCCATTTTTTTAGTATAAGGAACTGAAATGACTGAAGTAACTAATGAAGAACTGAAACTCAAGTTGGTTGTTACAACCTCTCTCTGGGCAAACTCTGCAACTGACGATATGCCTCTTTGGAAAACTGTTGGTGCCAAAGAATATATCATTGCTCGATTCGACGAAGAACCAAGTCTCGATCAAATTGGTCGGGCATGTGAATCGAAGCGCCATCTAATCGAAACTCATACTAAGCAGTTTCACGAAACTCTTTCTGGTTGGCAACTATATCTGGATAAGAACGTTACTCATAATGAGTATCTGCAGTATAGTCTTACGGAGCAAATTGAATTTCCTGCCATCGATCTAACCGAAATTGATGCAACTGCGGAACTTCAACAGATTGTTGGATGAACCAATTCACAATAATCCATACTTACTATAATGAGCGTTCACTTCTCGAGATACAACTCGAGAGGTGGAACGTTTACAACACTCCGATTAAGATTATCCTAATCGACGATGGATCCCAAGAGGTTCCTGTCGAGGAAGTCTTGCTGGGTGTTTCATTTGCAGATAATATAGATCTCTCAGTATATAAAGTCACCAAAGATATCGGATTTAATAGTCACGGTTGTCGTAATCTTGGTGCTATGCTTGCTGAAACTGATTGGTTACTGTTTCTTGACATTGACTATACAATTCAACCATCTGATCTTTATAGGTTACAGCACGAAGCACTCGACCTTAATACATGGTATGAGATTAATGCTCGCTATAAGGGTGGGGGTGCTCCATATATGGCACTCAATCAGTTTATTATTCCCAAGAATCTGTATGTGACTGCTGGTGGTTATGATGAATCGTTTGTTCCATTTCACTATGGTGATAGAGAATTCTTAGATCGTCTTGAAAATCTATATAACAAACAAAATCTTGAATGGTTGAATCTAACTTGTCGTCGTGGCGGTAGGAAAGGAATCATTGATGATAATGCTACCATTCCAGTATATGATGATGACAAAATGGTATTCTATACCAGAAAATTTGACCCAAATAATATTGAGCGTGTAACATCTCGAGTAAACTTCCCTTGGAAAAAAGTGTTTTAATAAATACTATTGGTGATGCCAAACAATTACCAACGGTCTACTCGTAGTAAAATCATTCTCTCAGCGAGAAAATATAATAAAAGTCGGAGTAACTGTAAGGCATTTTTATTATAAATATGAGAGATACTCTTTGAACGGGAACACCATGTTATCATTTACCCAATATCTCTCTGAAGAAAAAAAACCTGCTGCTGGGATTCAACATATTGAACACCCGTCGGATAGGTCATTTGATAATGCCGACGCAGCACACCATGCTCTGCATACACTTAAAGGTGTAGCATCAGGTAAGACTCCTCTCACCCGCAAGATTGATGACAAGATGTCATTCCACGCCATCCGCACCCCAGAAGGTAAGGTTGGCGTAAAGTATAAGGGTCCAGGAGCACACTATAATTTCTCCGCATCTGATATTGATAAGCAACATGGTCATAAACCATATCTTGTTGGTCCTCTGAAGGCGCTCCATAAACATCTAGGTAAAGTTCTACCAAAACACGCTGGTGAATATCAGGGTGGATATATGAGTGAACCACATACTCGCGAGACTAAAGATGGGCACATCTCCCACACTCCTAATACTATCCAATATCACACTCCTGTTAGTAGTGAAGAGGGGCAGAAACTTCATAAGTCTAAGGTAAGTGCCACGATTCATACAGAACTGAAGGGTGAGCATAAGACTGCACATCCTATCACTGATACTTCGCACTTCGGTTCGCACCCAGATGTTCATATGGTTCAACACTTGGTAGCACCACATGAGCGTAACTTATCGAAAGAAGTCAAATCTTCCGCTGACCATCACTTGAGTCAAGCAGAAACTCTGATGAAAAATCATTCTTATCATCACCTTGCTGGTCATGAGATTACTGCTCGCTCTTATATCAATAAGACAGTAACTAGCGAAGAAACTCCATCTGTTGCTGGATACAAGAAGCACCTTCAAGCAGTCCATCAGAAGAAGATTGATGCAGTTAAAACTGCTGCTGCTAAAGAACGTAAGACTGCTGCGATGAACGCTGACATCTCGCACGTTACTAAGAACAAAGAACATTTTGCAAAGTCTTTCGAGATTCATCACCATCTGCAACAAGCAACCAATCATCTTGCACGTGGTCTTGACTCCTCTGGTGGTGGTGGATTCCACACAAAGATTAATGATAAGGCAGCAGGTGGCGAAGGTTATGTTGCCAATGGTCTAAAGGTTGTTGACCGCGAAGGATTCTCGAAAGCGAATCGTGAACGCAGCGCAATCCTAAGAGCAGGTAAAGGTAAGAAATGAGTGAAGTACATCACCATATAACTCAGGGTCGTATGAATCCTCCTACTGTTGGACACGAAGCAGTTGTCAATCAGGTTCGTAAAGCAGCAGGTGAGCATGGTCATACTATTATCCTGACTGGCAGTCACGATGCTAAGAAGAATCCTCTGACACCAGAGCAAAAGTTGAAACATGCCAAGCATGCATTCCCTGGAGCAAACGTTAAGTTGGCGACTAAAGAGTCACCGACTATGCTTCACCATCTGTCGAATCTACATAAGTCTGGTGTGACGCATCTCCACCTGCACGTAGGTTCCGATCGTGCACATGAGTTTCATACTCTGATACATAAATACAATGGAGTCGAAGGTCGTCATGGACACTTCAACTTTAAGGGTATCAAGATCCACAAGGTGGGTGGCGAGAGATCCGATGCAGACACTGGAGTTGGTGGTGCTTCCGCGACTAAGATGCGCCACCATGCTACAGCAGGCAACGAAAAAGAATTTCATAAGATGGCACCTAGTGCAATGTCTACTAAACATAAGCACGAACTTTACAAAGATGTTCGTCATGGTATGGGGCTCCATGAAGCATTGTCCTTCAAGAAATTTCTAGGAGTCTAAAATGGCACAGATTAGAGTCAACGACGAATACTTTGAGACCCAAGGTCTTGTAACATCTGATGGCGAACTCGTAACAATAGAGAATCCTCTACCAGTAACAATGGCAGGTGGTGCTGCTGTTTCTGAGAATAGCACATTCGGTCTAAACGTTGCTCGTGGTCTAGTTCCAGGTATGTCTGGTATTTTTAAGACAGGTGTCAATACTGCATTTGGAAATGGGACTGAGGAAAGTTTCTGGACACACTCTGTCATTTATCCTTGGTCTGGTTGGGGTGCAGGTGGAACTCTAAGTTGTTATAGTTCTTCCGCCAGTGACACTGGTTCTCTTATAATCAGCGGTCTAAATTCCACCACATGGGCGACACAGACAGAAACAATTACGTTAAATGGAACAACTCCTGTTGTGACAACTGGTTCATTTATCCGTATCAATTCTGTAAGATATAATAGTAGTTCTACTAGCAACGCAGGTGAGATTCACCTCGAAAGAAATGGTTCAACAGTCGGACATATCGCTCCTGATAGTGGTGTTGCACAAAATGCACAATACACTGTTCCTGCTGGATACACTGCATATGTAATGCAGGGAACTGCCAATATTGGTAAGGGTCAGGACGGGACAGGGTATTTCAAGTATAGATTGTATGGTGGTTCGTTCAATCGTGCCATGACATTCTTACTTTATCAATCAACTTTTGATTATACGTTCGCTGTTCCTCTGCAACTGCCAGAAAAAACAGACTTAGATGTTACGATGATTGCTGCTAACACTGGTACTGCGGCATCTTGTGAATATAGTATTTTGTTGATAGCAAACTAAAGGAATTAAATATGTTTGGTATGATCCCACTTCCATACAAGTTACTGGCAGGTGTTGCACTCATTCTTGGAGTGTTTGTATTTGGATACATGAAGGGATCTGCCTATGCCGAAGCAGAACTTGCTAGATTCTCTGCTAAAAAGAGCGAACAAATCGCCGAACTAGAGAAAAAGAATTCAGAAATTTCAACTAAAGTTGTCACTGAATATGTTGACAGAACGAATACTATCAGGGAGAAAGAATATGTATACCGTGACGTTATTAAAAACAATGTTCCTAACCAGTTTATTATGTCTAACGGTTGGGTGCACACGCACGACGCTAGTGCCTCATCCAGTGATGCCGACGCCACCAGAGCTTCTGATGCGTCCCCCTCAGGAATTGAAGACACTACAGCCCTCCTCGCCATCATCAGAAACTACGCCATCTGCCAATCCAACGCAGTCCAACTAACAGAGTTGCAACGCTGGGTGAACGAGAACAAACTCGCAGTGGACGCAATGGCAGAGAAAGAAAAGAAAAAGAAATAATGGCGTACGATTTTTTTCCTACCTCTGAGCAAGAGATAGACAGCACCCTAAAAACAAAGACGCAAAAGTATCGCGACAATTGTAAGGCAGTGTTCAAATATCTTCGTGGAAAATACTCCACTATCGACACTCCGATTAATATCGACAAATCTCTTGGCGAAGGTTCGGCAATCAATATTGTTCGTGCCATTAAAGGTTCTCTTACTGAGCAGCAAATCCTAACACAGTCTGGTGTTAAGCAACCATTCAAAGTAAAATTTGGCGATGGTTCTTCTGGTAACAGAGGCGCTGCGAATCGCGGTAACGCATTTGAAGAGCAATTTACCCAAGCATTAAAAGACTGGCGAGCAGGCGAAACTACTGGTATGGATAGAATGATTCTAGAAACCATTGAGGGTCTAGATAAAACTTATGGTATTGGCGATGGAGATCCTAAAGATTTCTCCGCTGATGCAGTTGGTGGTCTTAATACCAGAAGACCTCTATCATTTACTGGTGGAATTAAACTGACTAATGTCAATGGAACTGGTAACGATATTGGTAAAGCAGTTACTGATGTTACCGTCAAGTGGAAGAACAAGAACAAAATCGAGCAGACTCTGTTTCTCAGTCTGAAGTTCGAAAGCACCGTTACGTTCTTCAACGTTGGTGTTAAAACTATTCTGACCAAGAAAGAAATCCAGTCAGGCACTATCTCCAATACCGATGGTCAGGCACTGCTGGATCTATTTAAGATCGACCACAAAAAATTCTGCGATATCTTTAATGGTACTGGTAAGGGAGAGATCGTTCGAGTAACTCCTAATCTCACTGGGTTGAAGACTCTCTTGGAGTCTGGAATTGGATACAACTATCACGTTATCCATAAATTCCCTGGAAAAATTAAATCGTATAAAGTCGACTCGACTTATATGCGTCAAGCAGCAGCAGTCACCTCGGAAACTATCTACTATGGTGGTAAAGGTGGCAATGGTAAACGTATTGATATTGTTATTGATAGTCCGAAGTATGAATTCAAATTAAACATCCGAGACTCTCAAGGCACTGATGGATTCCCAACTCGTTTGATGTGCGATTTCAAATACAAGCAGTAATTATTATAAATATAGGAAACGACTGGAGAGAAACCTGCACATGAATAATGATTTACCACCATGGAAAGAAGATCCGAACAATCCGACTCGTAAACCTGGCGAGAAGCGCAAGGACAAGTATGGTAACGAGATCAAGAACGTTGCCAGACACCTCGCACGCAAGGCGATGAATTCTATTAAGGAAGCATCTAAGAAAAGTCGTAAGAAAGATTGGACTGGTGCTAAGGTCGATAAGGATCGTTTCATTCTACCAGAAGAAATAGATCTAGATGAGGCAGCAACCTCGGACAATATTCTTCATGGGTATCATGGAAACGTTGCCGTAAAGGATGATTCCGAACGTGCTAAGAAGTTCTCGGCGATGCATACCAAAGTTAAGAAACTGGCACATGCTGCTGGTCATCTTTCTGATGCAAAGAAACCAAACGTAATGGTCAAACACTTCCTTGACTCTGCGCATGGTCGTCATATTGCTTCCGACGACTCAGAAACTAACATTAAATCTCGTTTCAAACACTTCGCAAAATCATACGATCCAGCGATGCACGAAGAAGTTGAACTCGAAGAAAAGCGTGGACTGTGGGATAACATTCATGCCAAGCGCAAGAGAATTAAAGCAGGTTCTGGTGAGCGTATGCGCAAACCTGGATCCGAGGGTGCACCTACCGCTGCTGCTCTAAAGGCATCAAACGAAGAAGTAGAACACGAAAACTGCGGAACTCCAGAGTGCTGCGGTCAATGTGATACTGCAGAAGTTGCAGAAGAATCTGGAAAGAGTAAGCAGTATATCGAGATTACTCATGTATTGGGTCAGAAGAAGCGTGTTCCTGTTCATCCTCTGAATGCATATAAGGCATTAAATCATTATCGTAATGATCCAACGACTAAGTCTGCTCGCATTGTATCTGAGGAAGCTTCCAATATTATTGCCAAAGCAAAGGCAGCAGTAGCAAAAAAAGCAGGTGCCAAACTGAAACTGGATCCAGATACTGGAACACCTGATCACTTCACTGCTGCACAAAGACGCAAAAAAGGACTCGAAGAAGCATATGGTATGTGGAAGGTAGACTTCCCTAAGCAACATGCTGGTAAGGCAGTTGCTGCTGGTTCGGTTCACGTTAAGGCGCAGAACACTGCTCATGCTCACAAGGTTGCTGCTAAGAGAGTCGGTGTTGATCATAAGATGTTCAAGTCAACGGTAACTAAGTCATCCGTTCTTCCAGAAGAAGTTGAACTTGACGAATCTGTTGATAAGAATCATCCTATTGTCAAGGAATATGATGCTCTTAAGAAGCACGATATTAAGACTCTTCGTGGTATGATTTCACGAAGCGGTGGAGTTGTTGATACTTCTGGTTTTAAATCTAAAGATCATGCAGCATCACACATTATTCGTTCAAAGCATGGCAACAAAAAAGTAGATGCTGCATTTGGGTTTAACGAAGAAACTGACGGTAAGGTTTACTCTGTTCATGTCAAAGGCGATAGTGCTCAACACAATTCACCAGAGTTTAAAAAGCATCTAGCAGGATGGGGTGGTGAACACCACTATACTTCCGATAAGGGTGCAGCATATAAGTTTAAGAAAGAATATCAGGCAAACGGATTCCATCACGGTGTTCGCTCGATGTTCAAGAAACTTGATTCGGAACACGATGGTCTTGTGAAAGAAGAAGTCGAGCAGGTCGATGAGTCTCTCCCTAAATTAACTGACAATCAAAAATATGCTGCAATTCAACGCCATGTTCATGGAAAAACATTTCATGCCATAGCTAAAGATATGGGTTTGCACAGACAAACAGTCGCGACTCATGCAGGAAACGCAATGAGAATTCTAAAAAGACGCAATGTTGATATTAAAGATTACGTCAAAGAAGAACTCGGTAAGAGCAACGAATGGGGGACTGATTCTCTCCGTAAGAAGTTCGCTGCTATGACTCCAGGACAAGAAGGTCTTACTGCTAAGAAGATCCCAACATTCGATGCTCGTTACGATGATGTTCCTACACAATATTGTGGAGGGATTCAAAATGAAGATACTCTGTCAGAAGTTTCTGCTAAGGGTATTGTTGCGAGAGATGATTTCAGGAAAAAAATTCAACGTGCAATGACCGATCCTGCAAACATTGCACGTGCCAAGAAAGTTCTTGCAAAGAAAAAGGCACAACAAAAGGTTGCAGATGCAAATGCTCCTAAGAATCTGGTGCATCAACTTCATAAGTCTCAGTCGATTAATGCTAAGGTAAAGTTCTATGATGGTAAGGAACACGAGATTGCTCCTAACCACCATGACAAGTTTATGAACAAGTATCATGGACTAAAATCATCGATTGAGAAGGAAGCACTGATCAATCGCGCTCATAAGTCGCATGCGGAATTCTTAAAAGCAATCCACGAAGAATGGGTTGACTTCAGTCAAGAAAAACCTAATATCGATTCCATTGCACCTGCTAACTATCCTACTCCTCCGATGCACGATGATATGCTGGACTATAACAGCGACGATCGTCATGACGAGTACGATGAAGTTGCAATCGAAAATGATGTTGCTGCTGAAATTGAAAACTCTGAGTGGGAAGATCTGGTTGACTATTATGACGACGAAGATCTAGACTACGAAGATTCCGATGAAGATATTGCCGAGGGTATCACTCCACAAGGTCGTCTGAAGAAGCGTTTCAATATGATGCGCAATAAGTCACGTCGTAACATGGCAAGAAACCTCGCGTTGAAGCGTGTTGCAACTCCAGATCGTATTAAGTCGAGATCCGTTCGTGCTGCTCGTAACATGGTTTATAGCAGAGTGCTTCGTGGTCGCGATCGTTCTTCCCTATCTGCTTCAGAGAAAACAAGACTAGAGGCAATGGTAAAGCGCATGGCACCAACAGTTGGTAGACTTTCGATTCGTCTTCAACAAAAAGAACGTATGATCGATCGTCAAAGAATCAACAATAGAAATAAAAGAAAGAAAAAGTAATGCTTTCCTTCTTTGAATATCTCACCGAAAAAGAATGCACCTGTTGGACTGGTTACAAACGTAAACCAGGAACTAAACCTTGTGCAAACGGTTCTTGCATTAAAGAAGCAGCAGTTGACGGCAAGGGGCATAAGTCCTCTACTGGTGGACTGACGCAAAAGGGAAGAGATTATTACAATAATAAAACTGGTGGTAATCTACAGGCACCAGTAACAACTAAACCTTCTAAATTGAAGGCAGGTAGTAAGGCAGCAGGTCGTCGCAAGTCTTTCTGTGCTAGAATGTCTGGTGTTGAAGGTCCAATGAAAGATGAAAAGGGTCGTCCGACTCGCAAGGCACTAGCACTACGTAAATGGAATTGTTGATATGGATGAATTACAGACATCAATGAAGGTGGTTCTTGCGAATACTTTCGCTATGTATTTTAAGGCACACGGGCATCACTGGAATGTAGAAGGTAAAGACTTCTCCCAGATGCACGATTTCTTTGCTGGTATTTACGAAGAACTATTTGCTGCGATCGACAAGATTGCTGAAGAGATTCGAGCACTCGATGAGTATGCTCCGTATAATATGACCGAACTTGCATCTATGACTACAATCAAAGAGTCTAACATTTTTGGTGTTGATGTTTCAGGGATGCTTGCAGATCTTATTGATGCCAACGGTTCAGTAATTGAAGCATTAAATGAAGCACATAAATTGGCGGATGCAGATAGCAATCGCGGTCTAGTAAATCTTATTGAAGAGCGTCTGGATGTCCATGCTAAACATGCATGGATGCTACGAGCGACCTCTAAATAATATAAATATAGAAAAGATTAGAGGAAAATCAATGAATCTAGAACAAACAATTAAAGATACAATTGTATCTGAATCACATGATTTGGACGGTCGTCTTCAGCAACTGGTTCGTGCTGGTCTGATGCCAGCAAATACGATTCCTATTCTTCGCAAGGCAATTGGGAAGGTTCAGGGAGGTATGACACTTCAGGGCGCTGAACGTGATGTCATGGCAAACTTCATCAACTCGATGATGTTCATCGTTCTCGGTGACGACGCAATCTTCAACAGAGCACGTACTGGTGCTAAGTCATATGCCGTCGAAGAAACAGATCTAGAAGAAAATGCTAAGATCGTTGCTCACCTTTCTAAGCGTTACGGTGACAACATTCGTAAGAGTCACGTTATGTCTGCTGCTAAGGACTTCGGTGTTGATGCTTCGAAACTTTCAAAGGCAGTTCGTAAACATCTTGACAAGACAATGCTTCCTGAAGCAAAAGAAAAGCAAGAGTATGACTACGAAGGCGACATGGCAATGGGTCAACTGAAGTCAATCATTGCTAACTCGCAGCGTATGCATGACATGCTCTCTGATGACACCAATCTCCCTGAGTGGGTGCAGTCTAAGATTACTTTGGCAGAAGATTATATCTCAACCGCAAGCAACTACATGCAAGGTGAGATGAACGAAGAGCAGATCGACGAACTCTCGAAGAAGACTATGGGATCTTATATTAAGAAAGCATCTGGCGCTGAACAACCAAAGAATGTAATGTCCCCGAAGAATGTTCCTCTGACAAAAATCGCTGCTTACCAAGGTGACAGTGAAACAGGACACTTCGGTAAAAGATTTAACCAAGCAACTTATGATAAAGCAGAGCGTCTCCGTAAGAACCGCGAAACAGGTATCAAAAGAGCAGCGGATAAACTGACTAAAGAAGAAGTCGAACAACTAGAAGAAAACCCTGCCGTTGCTGTTGGTGGTGCTGTTGCTAGAACTATCGCTACTAGACTTGCTGCTCGAGCAGGTGCTGGTGTTGCTACTCGTGCCGTTGCTGGTGCTGCTGGTGAGGCGCTTGGATCTGCTGCTACAACCTCTGCAGTAAAGAAGTTTTCGCCGACCAAAGAAACCAACGAAGAAGTCGAAAATCTTGACGAACTCTCGAAAAAGACTCTTGGTTCTTATGTCAAGAAAGCATCACATGATGTTGCCACTCGTGCTGCAGCAACCTCGCGTTATGGTGAGAGAGAAGAAGTAGCACGTAAGTCTGGTGATTATGATTCTGCTCGCAAAAACAGCAAGATTGCTGATAAAGCATTTAATAAAGGATGGAAGCGTCGCGCCAATATGGCGAAGGCAGTTGACAAACTTACCAAAGAAGAAGTCGAACAGGTTGATGAGATCTCAAAGGCAATGGCAGGTCGCTATGTTAAAAAGGCTGCTGCTTCTATCGATCTAACTGCTTGGAGACAAGGACACAAAGAAGCAGGTGCTGGCAATCCTTCGAAGCAATTGGAAAAGAAGTTGACAAAGCGCCACAAGGGCATCGAAACTGCAGTCAAGAAGTTGACTAAAGAAGATATTGATGTAGCAAGATCGATGCACGAATCTTATAAGATGAAGTTCGATGCTGCTCTAGAATATTATAACATCAAGTCTCCCTCGGAACTTGGTGAAGATAAAAGAAAAGAATTTTTCAACCACGTAGATCAAGAATTTAAAAAGGGAGACAATTAATGTCCGCATGGGGTAAATCAGATAATAAATCATCAGA